TTCATTGGCTTTCTATTAATAATGCCATTCCAGCAAAATTTATATTCATAGATAATGAAAATCCACTTAAAAAATATATTTACGATGGATTTGTTGAACCTTATGTTGTAGAATGCAGTATTGATATTATATTTGAGTTTGAAAGAATTGGTTATTTTAAATTATTACATAAAGATGAAAACGATGTTCCAAACTATCTTTGCATTGTAAATTTGAAATAATCAATTCAATAAAACAAAAAAACTATATATATTTGTAAATTTGTATATTTTCTATTTACAAAAAAATGATTTAGAATTTCGAAAAATAATTTAAAATTATCAATATATATTAATTTAATGGGAAATTTTTTTTCAGATTGTTGTAAGGAAGATAAAATAGAGAATCAACCAGATAATAATACAAAGATTCCATTATTAGATAACACTAAAAACTCTAAAAAAAATAAAACAGTAAAATGGAATGATCAAGAATACTATAGAACAATAAAAACAGCAAGAAATATAAGAAAAAAATATAAGAAATCTAAAAGCTGGTAAAAACTAATTAAAAGGTTCTCGACATACTATATAACTTATTATGCCACCTAAATTTTATAAAAGGTCTTCAAATAAACCAAAAACAGAAAAAGTATCACAAAATTTATCTACGGCTAAATATCTCATAATAGTAGAATCTCCCAGCAAATGTGCAAAGATAGAATCTTATCTTGGAGATAAATATTGCTGCATTGCTTCGAAAGGTCATATTCGGACCATAGATGGATTAAAATCTATTGATACTAAAAAAACATATGAACCAACGTTCTCGATTATTGACGAAAAAAAGGTCCATGTAGAAACCATGAGAGAAATTATATCTAATTTCTCAAAAGACAATATTATACTTGCATCAGATGATGATCGCGAAGGTGAAGCAATCGCATGGCATATATGCCAAATATTTGACTTACCAGTGGAAACAACAAAGCGTATTATCTTCCACGAGGTTACTAAACCCGCTATTCAAAAGGCAATAGAAACTCCTACTATTATTAATATGGATTTAGTTCATGCCCAACATGCTAGACAGGTTCTCGACATATTAGTAGGATACAGAATTTCACCTTATCTCTGGAAATATTTATATAGTAATAAATCCAATTCCCTGTCGGCAGGACGTTGTCAAACACCGGCTCTTCGATTGGTTTATGATAATGAAAAACAAAGGGAAAATAATAGCATAGAAACAAAATATAAAACCATAGGAATTTTTACACAGAAACGCATACCATTTGAATTAAATCATGAATTCGACAAGGAGGAGGAGGTTCTCGTATTTCTAGAAAAAACAAAGAATCATGATCATAAAATATCTCTAGGTTCTCCAAAAGACGCAATAAAATCAGCACCCAAACCATTTCATACATCAAGATTATTACAAGTAGCTAGTAATGTACTTCATGTATCACCAAAAGAAACAATGAGTCTATGCCAAACGCTTTATCAGTCAGGATATATAACATATATGCGAACAGAAAGTTCTCAATATTCAAAAATCTTTTTAGATCAAGCAGATAAATTTATTACAAAAGAATGGAATTTGAATTTCATAGGAGATTTCGAAAAATTAGCAAACAAGGATGCTTCTAATCCACATGAAGCTATACGAGTTACAAATTTAGAAACTCGCTCCATCACTAATGGGGAAGATTCCAGGTTAGCATCTATGTATCGATTAATATGGCGAAATACATTAGAAAGCTGTATGGCAGATGCAAAATACAATACAATAAAGGTTGAAATATCAGCACCGCTTGATTATAAATACCAGTACACCATAGAAATACCAATATTTTTAGGTTGGAAAATAGTATTTGATAAATCAGATAATGAAACTCAAACCCAAAACGAAGGTTCGGGGATGCAATTATATGTGCAATCAATCGCAAAATCCGATAAGCCAATACTATATCAGAACATTGATAGTACTGTAGTAGTAAGAAATAAACATCAACATTATACTGAAGCAAGCTTAATTAATAAATTAGAAGATTTGGGAATAGGACGTCCATCTACATTTGCATCAATAGTAGATACAATTATTGAAAGAGGCTATGTTAAAAAAACCAATTTAGAAGGGACTATTACAAAATGCAGTGAATTTAAACTCACCGAAAAAGTTATTGAAAAAACAATTAAAGAAAAAACATTTGGAAATGAGAAAAATAAACTAGTAATTCAACCAACAGGGGTTCTCACCATTGAATTTTTAATTCAGAATTTCGAGAACCTTTTTTCTTATAATTATACCAAAAACATGGAGGAACAATTAGATTTAGTATCATCTGGTAAAGAACAAAAATGGTCATCAATATGTGGTGATTGTGATAAAGAAATTAAAGATTTAGCAAAGGTTATTAAAAATTTATCTAAACAAACCTATTTTCTCAATGACACACACGAAATTGTTTTTCAAGCATATGGTGCATCTATAAAACATACATTAGAAAACGGAACAATAGAATATTTACCAACAAAAAAAGACATAAAAATAGATTTAGAAAAATTAAAAAATGGTGGATATACGATAGATGATTTAATAGAAATTAAAAATAACCATTTAGGCAAATATGAAGAAGAGAACCTATTTATTAAAAATGGTAGATATGGTCCATATGTTGAATGGGGATCTAAAAGAGAAAGTATAAAAGATATTAACAAGCCTTTAAATGAAATTACATTCGATGACATTATTTCATATTTATCGAAAGAAGATGGAAAACAAGAGAGAAATGTGTTAAGAGTATTAAATGGGAACTTAAGTGTTAGAAAAGGAAAATTTGGTGCATATGTTTATTATAAAAGAAAGGATATGGCAAAACCAGAATTTTTAAACATTAAAAAATTTAATGAAGGATTTTTAACATGCGATGCAGAAACATTAATCAACTGGGTTTGTGAAAAATATAAAATATACTAATTATATAAATTAATATTATATGAGTAAAAGCGTTACCTTTTTAAATTACACTGCCCTTTTAATTCTATACATAGTAAGTTTTATTGTTATTTACCAAAAAAATACCGAAATCATTGGGTTTTATTTTTTGTTTGTAGTTAATGCAGTTGGTGTAATTTATAATTTGTATTATTTCACTAATGCTGGAAGCTCTCAATTAATACCAACAATGATTTATTTATCATTATTTATTAGTGGATTATTTCATACAATATGTTTTATATTTGTTATAATGATGATTAGTGATATGAGGGTTAAATATTCAAACACATACGGCACACCTATGAATATTCCGCCAAAATATAAAATTAAATTTGAATTATTTAAAAGACTTACTATTTCAACATTTGCCTTATGTGCCATATTACTTTTAATATTATTGAATGGTTTTGATTTTATAAATATACAATTAAGCAATTTAGGTTCTATTAAAAATATAATAGTGTATTATTTCCCCCAACTGTTAGTTTTAGTTACTACACTTGTTCCTGTTATAATATCATGTGTACAAATAGTTTATGCAAATGAATTTTCTATGCTTTCAAGAAGGCATTTTGCAAAATAAATATGTTTAATACAAAAAAAATATATTTATAAAAAAATAGAGATTAAAAACAATCACATTTGTTCTCTATAATCACAATGAAATATTATGAATCACATTTCGATGAATACATAACATCCATTGAAAAATATAATATTCATACAGAATTATTATCTATTTATAACCGATTGCCTTCAAAAATAGAAAATATAGAAAATATAATTTTTTATGGGCCATCAGGAGTTGGCAAATACTCCCAACTTCTATATTTAATAAAAAAATATAGTCCAAGTGATCTAAAATATGATAAAAAAATGACTGTATCAACTGATAAACAGCAATATATATATCGCATTAGTGATATACATTATGAGATAGACATGTCACAATTAGGTTGCAATTCAAAAATATTATGGCATGAAATATTTTTTCAAATAGTTGATATAGTATCAGTAAAACAGGATAAAACTGGTATTATTATATGTAAAAATTTCCATTTAATTCATACTGAATTATTAGAAATATTCTATAGTTATATGCAACAATACAATAGCTCACAATCAAATATCAAACTCGTGTTTTTTATAATAACAGAGCACTTAAGTTTTATGCCAACTACTATATTAAATGTTTGTCAAATATTACGTATTAGCCGGCCAAATAAAGAAAAATATTTTGAATTATCACAATATATGACAAATAACAAGGATAAACCCTTTTTACAATATATTGGTGAAAATAAAAAAAACACGGTTAAAACTACAAATAAGAAAATTTCTGATTTATTAAGCATAATAGATACTAATGAAATAACAAATATTAAAGAAATACGCTCATTTCAATTAATTAACACAGTAGACGAGTTACCAAAAGATGTTTTTAATATAATATGTGACAATATAATTAATGAAATGATGAATCCTAAAAAAATTTCGTTTACTGGTTTTCGTGACATGCTTTATGATATATTAACATATAATTTAGATACAACTGAATGTTTATGGTATATTCTCAATTATTTTATCGAGAATAAATATTTGAAAGATAAAGATATTTCCGATATACTAATAAGAACATATCCTTTTTTAAAATACTATAACAATAACTATCGTCCTATATACCATTTAGAGAGTATTATATTTTATATTATAAACAAAATACATAATTTTTAATGAATTACAAAAAAGCTTGTTCCAATTTAAATATTAAAATGACAGATGAACTTACTACGGAATTACTAAAAAAACAATATAGATCATTAGCATTAAAATATCATCCTGATAAGAATCCCAATGAGAACGCTGTTGAAAAATTTCAGGAAATACAAGAATCGTATGAATATTTGATGAAATATAAGGATTTCACAGATACAGATGATTTTTTTAATGATAATGAATTAGATGAGGATTTTTTAAATAATAAAACAAATTATAAAACCTTATTGTTCTCTTTTTTAAAAAATATATTAACAACAGATAATAGAAATAGAATATTATATGAAATATTGAAACAGATTGTAAATACTTGCGAATCAAGTGCAATTGAAATATTAAGTAAGATAGAAAAACACAATTTAATTAAATTATATGAAATTATAGAAAAACACAAGGAGGTTCTCCACTTCACTGAAAATTTTCTTGAAAAAATAAAAGAAATACTGAATGATAAAATAAAAAACGACGAATGTATTATATTAAATCCTACAATAGATGATTTATTCGAGAACAACCTTTATAAATTAAAGGTAAAAGGATTTACATACATTGTGCCTCTATGGCATACCGAATTAGTTTATGATAATTCGGGTAATGATATTTATGTAAAATGCAATCCAGATCTTCCAGAAAATATAGTAATAGATGATAAAAATAACATACACGCGTCTTTAGAATATAATCTTAATGAAATATGGAATCAAGACTATTTAACAGTTCCCATTAGTAAATCAAATAATTTAATTATAAAAAGAGAAACATTAAAAATAAAGGAACAACAAAGCATTTTATTTGCGAAACAAGGGATATCTAGAATAAATACAAAAGATATTTACGATATTAGCAACAAAGGAGATATTGTAATTAATATTGTATTAAAAAATAGAGATTAATATGCTTATATTGTATATAAATTATCTAATTTACATACAATATGAAAGTTTTTATTTATTTGTTAATACTATTATCATTATGTTCAGGATTCTTTATAAAATATCCATTTGGAAATAAATTCACAATAAGAGATAAAGAAATTAATAAAAAGTTAAATTATGTATTGCCACCTGAAAAGCAGAGCATTATAAATAAAATTAATGGAACATATGCTTTAATAGGTCCAGATGTTAATATAAAAAATATATCTACTATTATAGATTTATTCATGGGTGATGGAAATATTCAAAGTGTTTTTTTCAATAATGGCGAATTAACTTTCGACAAACATTTTATAAGAACAGAAAAAATAATATATGAAGAAGAAAATAGCAAACTACCTGACATAATGATGCTAAAAGTTCTCTTTGACCTTTTATACAACATAAAACTTTTTCCAAATATAATGGGAGTAGCAAATACGGCCCTTATTAGAATTAAAAACCAATTGTACGCTCTTTATGAAAGGGATACTCCCTATTTATTAGATTTAAATTTACTAAAGACAAAAATTGCAACTCTTCACAAAATTAAAATTCCTAATATGAGAACATTTTCGGCCCATTCAAAATATAATAAAACAATTGAAACGATTGATTATGATATTTTATCCTATAAAGTATACTATCACCAATTAACCGAAGAATTCAATTCAATAAAAAACAAAATGATTAATACAAAATATATGCCGGTTATTCACGATTTTATAAAAACGGAGAATAGCGTTATTATCATGGATTCCCCATTAGTTATTGATATTCCTAATTTATTTAAAAATCCGCTTCCGATTATGTTAGATAATACTAAAAAAACTATTATAAATGTTCTCAATACAACTACAATGAATATAGAAAAATATTTTTACAACGAAGGCTTTTATATATTTCACTATGCTGATTGGAGAGAAACAAATAATACGATAGAAATATACGCTTCAATGTATGATAAGTTGGATTTCTCTCAACTGGATATAAGTGGAAAATATCGCAAAATGATTTTAAACAAAGAGAACAAGAATGTAATGATTTTAAAAAATCCTGAATTGGAAAAATTAGACATGGAATTTCCTGTTAAATTTGACGATAAAATAGTTTTTCGAAGCATGGTAAACAAACGCATTACTGGATTTGTGATTTGCAAAGATTTGGATATTATAAAAAAACTGGATTTATCTGATAAATTTATATCAGGAGAACCTGCCATTGTTTATATAGACAAAACACCCCATTTGATTGCATTTACATTTGACGATAAGATTGAGAACCAAGGCTTTGTAATAGTAATAAATATGAACACATATGAAATCATCGAAATACCATTAAATGAATCAATAAATATAGGGTTTCATTCAATTTTTATTAATAATGAGACTAATCTGTAAATAAAAAAAGAGGTGATATGCATATTCTAGCATTGTTTTGTGAAATAGCCTCCATATGAAAATATCTATGTTCACAGTCAGTAATTGGATTAATTACTTCATGGTAAGATTGATCAACTGTAAAATTAACACCTAATGCATTTTCATTTTTAATAACAGTTTCAATTAACATATTATCGTAATTATTCTTAATTTGCCAATCGTACATACAATTTACAAATTTATCTTTTTTATAAATAGCAAAACCATTAAATGCGGAATCGCAGGAAAGAAGAGAATTCTTATTCAACTTATTCAATTTATCAGTTATATAATTTTTTATTTTATAAACTATATCAAATCCACCCGGGAAGTGCCAACAACTTAACATATAAGGATCTATAGATAATGCCCATATATCAAAATAATCTTTTCTATTAAATGATACAGAATCCCATTCACTATCCTTGCCGTTCTCAAAAACACTTTTAAGTGAGTTTATATTCATATTTCCGGAACAAACATCATCCATATCCATCATAATAAAATATTCATATTCTGAATTGTTCTCTTTATAAATATAATTTATTATTTCGTTTCTAGCATTAGATATTCGTTTACTACGCATTGTGTAATCAATGATATAATTATTTTCCGGCACATTAATAAGTTCTAGATTGTATTTTAATTTTTTGTTTTTTAAAATATCCACTGTTTTATCATTATTTGTATCATATGCTATAATAATTTTATAATTAAGAAAAACAGAAATAATTTTATCAATATTATTAAATATTTTCTCCAAAAACATTTCACAGTTTTTAACACATCCACAAATATAGATGTTTTTTTTTATGTTGTTCGTTAGAGACAGGTTCTCATTAAAATTTATTACAATAGATTCAGTATTTTTTTCTAAAAAGGATTTTTCATAAATATTTGTTAATGCATTTTCATAATCATGCATAAACTCCTTTGGTCGCATTAATGTTAAAAATTTATCTCGCATAGTTCTCTTATATTCATTAATTCTATCCGGATTATTAACCAAATTAAAAGTTATATCAATATATTCCTCTTTTGTTTTTGCAACTAATTCAGGATAACCTGAATTAATTAATAGAGAACTTGATACATTATTAACATGATAGTCAGGGTGATAAAGTGTAATAACTGGTATAGAGTTATATAAACTATTACAAGTTGTAGTGGTTCCCGAATATGGAAATGTATCTAATAAAATATCAAACATAGTAAAAATTTTTTCATATTCATTATTCGGTAATTTATTTAACACAATAATACGGGTTTTATCTATATTTAATTTATTAATATAAAATTGGGTTCTCTCCTCTTTATTATCAAACGATTCTAATTTTAATAAAATAACAGTGTTTGGACACCTTTCCAAAATAATACTCCATGTTTTCAATAATTCATCATTTGCTTTATTTTCTTTATTGATTGCTCCTAGAATGATGCGATCCTGTGTTTTTCTTGGGTTTGGTATAAAACTATGTATTGGTTCAAATAATAAAAAACATTTTGGTAATCTTAATAATTCTTCAGAGTAATTCTGTTTTGTAGTAAGACTATCCGCGATATTATCAGTAATTCTATAATCAATTGCTTTCAATCCAGTAGTATTTGGAAATCCTAAATATGATACTTGAATAGGTGCGGGATGATATGTAAAGATTTCCAATTTATTATTAACAGTGTGTCCATTTAAATCAAAAAGAATATCAATATTTTGTTTATTAATCAATTCAGCGGCATCTTTATTAGATAAATTAACTAAACTATGTATTTGATATCCCAAATTTTTATACATAATATTAACATCACTACTGTTAGCAAACAAATAAATCTCAAATTTATTTTTATTATGATTTTTTAATATAGGAACTATAAAGTTTGATACAGAATGCATTACAAAATCAGAAGAAATGTACCCTATTTTTATTTTTGATTTTCTACTACGATTTTTAAAAGAGAAAATAGGATTATCTGGCATGAGTGTATTTATCTCCAAGTATTTTTTAAACAATAAATCATGGTCTTCATATTTATAATCCGAAAAACATAATATATTTTGCAATGAAAGTTTTTTTTTAGAAAAATCGAGTTTAAATTTTTTCGCTAAATCAAGGGCTTTTTGACTATATTTAATTGAATTATCAACATCGCATTTGGCAGAAAACAAATATCCAGCGTCATGATAATTTCGCCATTTTTCATTTTTATCATAATCTGTAACACTGGGTTTTAATGAATTCATCTTAATAAGATCGAGTAAACATTTCAAACCATTTTCGTACTTTAAATTTGCAAGATTACATCTTGTATAGACTGTTAAAAACCGCGGTTCTTTCATAAATTTTTCAAACTGGTTATTCTTATTTAACGTAAAAATATGATTTATAAACCCCATATCTAATAATAGGTCGCATAAATCACAAAAATTATCAGTATAATCTGGTTTTATATTAAAAGATAATTTATACCAAAACAACTGTTTTTCTTTAGATATACTCTTGAATAGGTTTCCCATTTTGTAATATAATTCATGGTCATTTGGAAATAATCCGATCATTAATTCTAATATAAAAGCTTTTGCATTTATATCTGGTGTGTTTGATAATGTAACATTTAAATTGTGATAAATAATATTAGATTGTGTATTAATATCTAGGTGATTATGCATAAAAGCATTATAACAATCAATAAATTCCTTCATTAAATAGAATAATTACCATATTCTATTTAATCTCTATTCTCTGATAAATATATTTTACAAGTATATAATCAATTATTTTAGATTACCTCTTTGGTATAATTTTACGAATATGATAATGTATTAATACTAGTTTATCCCCATCTTTTACATAAGCATCTGTATTATTACCATATACTTCTTCAAGTAATTTTATATTCATTCTAGGTTCTCCACTCTGTATTTCTTCTTGAATAAATAGATAAAGATTTTTACATAAAATATGGAATTCTCGAATCAAATCATTATTCGAAATATGATATATATCAAACAATGCCTTATAAATCAACGGATTTTTTGGAGTTGCTCCTAGAAATCCTTGAAATACTGTTCCTGGAAAATAATTAGAATTTACAGTGAAAAAATCCGCATTACCTATAATATCATCCATGTTCTCTTCTATCATTGCATCCATATCAATATAAACACCACCTTTTACATAAAGATAATAATATCGAAATAAATCAGCCCGATGCTCTCCATAATTAAAAGTAAAAAATTTCGCAATTATATTTGAAAACTCTGGTATAGGGTTTTCAGAAAAAAACTCCATTATTTCATCATCAGTAAAATGCATATAATCCCATCCAGGAGAACGTTCTCGAATCATATCGACTATGTATTTGTCGGGTTTTTGTCTAGAAGTTTGAACTATAATTTTCGGTATTGTCATAATAACATATTTATTAGTTATTTTTTATATCAAATAATTCATCTAAATAATTTTTATTTTTTTGACAATCATTGTATCCATTTTCTACCAATTCAACATAGTTGTATTTTTTCTTTGAAAATAGATTAGCATAATCAATAATATTACCAGACCCTCTTTTTATTTTATTATTTTCTTTTTCCCAAATACTAGGTGTTATATGTAATACTGATTTTGTAATATTTAAATAGGGGTATTTGCTAAATCCCCCATCAAACGATAAAATATTTCTATACATATTTGTAAAACCTCCAGTTATTAATGGTATATGAGAACTTGCTATACAACAGTTTAATGCATCTTCTAAATTATCAAATCCTGTAAATATAGTCGTATTAGTTTTATATTTTTCAATAGTAGTTACTCCTATAAATAATCGATTTAAATCAAAATCTTCTGTTGTGTAAGATTCCAATATTTTATTTTTTGCAATGTTCTCAACATCAAATAAATTATTTACATTTTGGAGAGTTGTGTCTAGAACTTTTGCTTGAAACTCATCTATATCTTTTTTTAAACACAATGCTAATGAATTCCAAGCTCCTGCTGATGCACCTGAAAAAATATAGTTATCCAAATCGTAATTTTTTTTAATAAATTTACATATTCCCATCATGTAAAATCCCTTAAAACCACCCGGTGATATTGATATAAGTTTTTTATCTCTAATAAATTCATTTTCATTTAAAAATAGAGAATTCTCGTTCTCACTAAAGGATCGCTTAGTTTTAATATGTAATATATTTTGAACATCAATATTTTTATTGAATTTTAGATATAATTTAGATTGTAATAATCGATTTCTATACATATCCTTAAATGATAAAAATAATGGAATATAAAAAAGAAGAAATATATATTTATTAAAAAAATACATTTATTGTTTTTATACAATAAATATATTTAATTTCTATTCATTAATAAACATATTTATCCACGAATAGGATATGGGTCCAATTTGATTTGTATCCATACATTCTTTGAGGATATAATTCCACGGATAGACCCTAATAAGTTTTTGAACTTTATACAATAAAAAATGAAATAATTAATTCTATTCCCAAATAGAGATTAATATTTCTTTTTTGGATTTTTTATCAAAATTGTGATTTTTAGTTGCTTTTTATATTGGCATTATTTTTTGCATTTTTAGTTTTTGCGTTTTTGGTGGCTTTTTTCTTATTTGCTTGCTTTTGCTATTTTTGTTTTGTTTTTGTTTAAAATTGGTGTCTTATGCAGTTACCTTCTTCTTCACTATCTTCTTCTTTGGTGCCGAATCAGCTGATGTTGCAACTGCCGTATCCTCAACTGTTTCTGCTGCGACAACCGGCTTCTTTACTACTTTCTTAACAACAGGAACATCAACAACTGCTGCTGGTTGAGTAGATTCTTCATCATCCGAATCTTCAACATGAGTCGAAGTTGGTTCGACTTCAGATACAGGTGCAGTTGTTGATACATCGTCATCATCATCGTCCTTTGCTGGAGTATCCATCTTACTGATTTCATCAGTTGAAAGTTGAATATGGCACTTGCCATAAACACTAATAACTTCTTGTGGCTTGACGACACATTGCACCAACTTCCATGTTAGCCCCCAACCTTTGCCTCCAAACCAAAGGCCACCACATTGAAGAACACAGGCTACATTGCTCTTCTTTGGAATAAAATCCATAGGAGTCATCATCTCATTATCACAAGGGAAGATTCGCTGCTGCTTGGTATCATAAATCTCAATTGCCCAACGATTATTGTAATTAGGAACCTTTGCCCGAATAGAAGGTGGCTTTGTAAGATCGATCTTCTTTGTGGTCTTATCCTTTGAATACTTGAGGAAAGGGAAGAATGTATGCTTAACAACAGGCAATGACATTTGATCTCCAAACCAAGCCTCGCTATTCTTAACAGCATCTTCGAGAATTTGATTCTCAAAAGCCTTCATCTTTGCTAGAAACTCATTTGTTCCTGCGGTTGCGAAATCAGCATTTGGGAAATTCAACGACATACTGTACTTGCCATCTGACTCTCCAGTCTTTTCATCTACAAAATCCGCAATGCCCCATGTCATCATGAGAGGAGTGGACAAATGAAGAGAACGATTGGATTGAGTACTGATAATACTAATGGCCTTTCCACCTCGATCATTAACTTTAGGTTGCATATAACGAAGCGTGTCAGGCTTCCATTCAGAAACGCTCAAAACAATAGGAGTAGCTGGCTTCGACATCTTAATTATAATCTCTGATAAACTAGTTATAATTTATATATTGGCTATTCTTTAAATCAATTTTTTATATATTTTAGGAAAACGCTGGCACAACTGCATAAAATGCTAATAAATATTATATTTTCTAAATATTTAATATATTAAAAAAATAATTATATAAATATTTTCTGATTCATATTATATAAACTGTTATGGAAACTAACAATATTGCAAACCATATTATCACAAATGATTTTGTTGAAAAGTATAACATAACCAATATCAATAATGATAACGAGAAAATTCTAGATTATGTGGAATATTGTAAAACCAACATACTGCTTACCAAGTACAAAATTCCTGAACTTAAAAAAATTGCAAAACATCACAATATTAAAATTACTGGAACAAAACCAGTTTTAGTATCTAGAATCAAATTGCATTTTCATAGAATAAAGCTTGCTATTAAAATACAAGCACTTTTCAGAGGATTTGTATTAAGAATATCTTTAAAATTACGAGGTCCTGCTTTAAAAAATAGAACTATATGTGTTAATGATAATGATTTTGTATCATTGGAACCTATAGACGAAATAGAGATTGAAAATTTTTATAGTTATACTGATTCAAAAAACTTTACTTATGGATTTGATATTGGATCACTAGCTCAATCATTAAAACAAAAAGGTAGATTAGAGAACCCATACAATAGAGAAAAATTGGATACTGCTTGTATTAATAATATTAAAAGATTACACAGTTTATCTTTTATAGTATTTCCTGAATTTAAAAACAATCATGAAAGAATAATTATTAATCAAAGAAATGCTAGATTGCAAAACAGAAATTACATTATTAACACACATAATGACAATATTAATTACGTAAATAGACAAAATGTAATATTTACTCCTGAACAACAGAATAGAATATCAAGATTAATAGAAACTAGAAATACTAGTCTTTCACAACGAATTATAAATTTATTTATGGAAATCGATCAACTAGGTAATTATACGCAAATAAGTTGGTTCGAATCATTAAATATTGATAGTTTTGTTCGATTATATGGACATCTTTACGATATATGGTATACGAGGAGTCAGACACCAAGAGAAATCAGAGTTAATATTTGTCCTTTTCCAAATCCATTTTCAAATTCAAATTACAGATATTTAACTGGTGCATATGGATTAGATCCAATAAAGACTGCTTGTGTAGAGGCATTTGAGAATCTTGTTTTTACAGGTTCTGATGATGAATATAGAAAATTAGGTGCTATTTATGTATTAATAGCATTAACAATGGTATCTACTGGTGCTAGAGAAGCTATGCCTTGGTTATATGAATCTGTATCCATATTTTAGAATATGTATTACAACTGTCAAAAAGAAAAATCAGACAAAATATACAGTAATCGGTAATATTTTCTACATAATTATTTTATGGAAAATTGAATTAATAATACTTCGTAAATAAGTATCTAAATTAAATGGAATTAGTTACAGAACCTGACACATATAGTCCAAGTATTGATGATATGGGTAATTATATTGATAAGATACCGCCTTTTACTACTATAAAAAACGGTATAAGATGTCCGTGTGGTAGTAGAAAGGACAAAGTATATGATACATATAATATATTTTCTCAACATATTAAATCAAAGGCACACCAAAAATGGCTTCAAGGATTGAACTTGAATAAAGCAAATTACTATATTGAAAACGAAGAATTAAAAACAACTCTTCAACAACAGCGTATGGTGATAGCAAAATTAGAAAAAGAACTACAAAATAAGATAATGACGATTGACTTTCTTACGCAACAATTGGCTTCAAAAAGTATCAATCAAAAAGTAGTGACTAATTTATTGGATTTTGATTAAGTTCTAACGTTGATCAATTCCACGAATAGAGATTAAATATTTAGAAATAAAAATGCGAATTTTGTATTTTGCGTTTTTTATTTAATAGAACTTATCTATCTGCACTCATCGAGTGTAATTATATAATTTATTATATTATTGAAAAAATGACTTAAAAACGAAACCCTTTTATAAAGTATAATAGCTAAAATGGTCAAAGCCACTAAATCCGCTGTCGAAAAGCCCACTACTCCCGCCAAGGTTGATGCTGCACCCAAGGCTCCCCGTGCAAAGAAGGTTGCCGAGCCAAAGGAGGTCGTTGCAGCACCAGTCGAGGTTGCATCTACTCAATCTGTTCCCGAGACTGTTGCCGCTGACACTGCTGTTGCTGCTCTTCCTGTTAAGATGACAGAGTTCAGTGCAAAGTTGCAACAATTGGTCGGTGTCTTGTCTGCTCTCAAGAATGATTTCAAGACTTTAGAGAAGTCTGTTACTCGTGAGATGAAGGCTGCCCAAAAGGCTTCATCAAAGAAGCGTCGTAATAATGCTAACCGCAAGCCTTCCGGTTTCATCAAGCCCACTCGCATCAGCAATGAGCTCGCTGCTTTCCTTGGAAAGACAGTTGGAACAGAGATGGCACGCACTGATGTTAGCAAGGAGATCAATGCCTACATCCAATCTAATGGACTTCAGGATAAGAAGAATGGTCGCAAGATCAACCCTGATGCCAAGCTAACTGAGCTTCTCAAGCTTGGTAAGGATGATGAGCTTACCTATTTCAACCTTCAACGCTTCATGAAGCATCACTTCATCAAGCCCGAGGTTGTTGCCACTGCTTAATATGTTTTATAATAAAAATTAAAAAATATAAAATATACCAAAATCTGATCTACCTATTGTATAAAAAAAATAATATATCCTAATAAAAATTATATATAAGCTAAAAATAAAAACATACATAAATCGAAAGCAAAATAAAAATAAAAAATTTTTATTTTGTAAAATCAAAAACTTTTACGTTTCTGTAAATATTTATTGACAGCAAAACAATATAAAAATTAATAATTATAAAATCATATCAATGTCAAAAACTTTTGATGATATTGTTAAAGATTATTTATCTAAAAACAATCCACATGTTCATATTTTAACACCATGTTTTGGTTCCATATGTTATGTAAATTATGTTCATTGTTTAATAGCAACAATGGAAACATTTCGTAAGTATAACATTGGAATAAGTATTGACTTTTGCAAAAACGATAGTCTAGTATCAAGAGCTAGAAATAATTTGGTAGCAAAAGCAATGAATAATCAAGCAATGACACACATTATGTTTATAGATAATGATATTACGTGGGATCCTATTGACATTATAAAATTATTAATCTCTAATAAACAGCTTGTTGGTGGAATTTATCCGCTAAAATATTATAATTGGGAAAATTTATTAAGGGATAAAAAAACAGCTCCTGGACAAAATATTGTTAGTAATTGGCTAAAAACCAAGAACGAATCCCAATTTAAAGATATTATAAGTGATGAAAATATGGTTCAATATAAAATGCTTGGATATAATGTAAATTACTTAAACAATACTATTCATGTTGAACATAATTTAACTAAAGTAAAACATTTAGCAACCGGATTTATGATGATTCAACGCAATGTTATCGAAAATTTATTTAAAGCTTTCCCGTCTACAAAATACACAGATGATGTTAGTTTTTTAAAACCAGAAGAAAATAAATACGCATATGCTTTATTTGATTGTGGAGTAGAAGATGATCATTATTATTCAGAAGATTGGATGTTTTGTCATAGATGGACAAAATTAGGCGGATCTGTATATATTGATGTAACTGTTAATTTAACACATACAGGAATCGAAGATTACCGTGGAAGTTTAATAGCATCTCTCATTTAAGGTGTATCCGTGCATAAATACATTTATGCACGAATAGGATATGGGTCTAACGGATATTTGTATCCAATTGGATACAAATCCTCGGATAGACCTTAAGGTTTTTTGTTATTGAAATATAAAACCTTCCTTTTCCATTATACTTACTAATTTATCTTTATTAAAAGGTTTTTCAATAAAATCAATATCTTTGTAATTTTCCAAATCAACATCATTGTCAATTTGGAAAATTTTATAAATATTTAATAAATTCTTAAAATCATTTATATATTTTGTATATTTAACTAACCATACATAAAACCCATATGGTTTAATTGTTGTCTTGCAATAATTTACATACTCATAATACCAATTTATAGTTTCTTTTAAGGAAGTATTTGAGTGTATATTATAATCGGTTCCTGACAGTACCATAATTTCGCAAAATTGTTTTCCAGACATGTCCAAGTCTTTTAATATCATTTCGGTATTATACAGCATAAATGTATGGTTTAAAAGACTAAAGCCTCTCAAAACATAAGGGCATCCATATAAAAACATATCCATGTCATCACTAATACACCCCCATGCCTTTCCTATTTTTACGAGATAAACACATAATTTATCTGCTTCTCCCAATGCGTCATAATAAGTAACACCAAATGCATCCATTAAACGTTTTACATTCTCTATATCATGATCCTTTAATCTGACCATTTGCCTTTTTAGTATTTTCATAGCATTTAATATTTCTTTTATTTCTTCATTTGTTGCTTCTTTTAGTTTTTGTTGTAATTTATTATATTTTTCTTGTGCCTCTTTTTTTTCAATATTGCGACGTATTAATAGTTCATGTTTTTCCGGGATTGGTTTTCCATCAAATATAAATACTGGTTTTATGCTGTAATGTTTCAATATAGATATAAACAGATACATACTTTCCATTAATGTGTTCTCACATGAATATTTATACAAATATATACTCGTATCAATAACTATCGTTTTATTTGAAAAATCCCTGAAATGTTGTTTCGATATAGATTCCTTGCTGCAATTATCTAGCATAAACTTATTTAAATATTTAATTCCCATTTTATTGTTTATTTGTTTAACAGGAATTATTTAATAACAACAATTTCAATTTTTCAGGAATGGGACTCTATAAAATATACCGGTATATTAGATAAAGGGCAATGAAAAAAAATACTCCTGTTTCTAATTATTTAATAAATTTCATATATACACATATTTCTCATAAGTTAGAATGTTTTGAAAAAACTAGGTTCTCCAATGAATCAAAAAAATTATTATTAATATTATTAAATAAAATAACAGAAGGAGATTTGTTATTTAACAAAGCACAAATAAATAAACAGCCAATAAAAACTATGCCTATTAGCGAATATTTTCATTTATTAGATACCAAAATTAAAACGCATATACAAAATATGAAGTATATTGGATATTTATACGAATTTACTATTCAATCTAGAAAAATAAAAGTATATTTTATTCATGAAGTGGAGAACATTGAATCTCTATTTTTCCAAAATGCTATTAAAATAGTATATATTTGGCTATTTATTGCCCAACATTTTTCAAAATCAGAATGTTCTCAAACATTAAATATTTATTTTTATTTAACAAATATTAAAAAACAAATATCAGAAGAAAACAATGTTCTCGATAGGGAACATATTAATACGGGATTTACTTTCGCGTGCAAACAGGATAATGAAATAAATATTTTTAGAAAAGAGGAATGGTTTAAAGTATTTATTCACGAATGTTTTCATAGTTTTGGGCTCGATTTTTCACATCGCGAATGTTCTCACATTGATAAAAAAATATTGAATTTATTTCCAGTAAATATTAATTTACGAATTTATGAAACATATTGTGAAATATGGGCCGAATTAATAAACATTATGTTTATTATACACAGCTCATCATCCTCTGGTGAAAATAAGACAGATGGTTTAAATAACATTATTAAAAAATTGGAAAAAGCTATTGATTATGAACGTATGTTTTCATTATTTCAATGTTCAAAAATATTAACACATTATGGACTATCTTACAAACATTTACACGAACGAACACAAGAAGCTATCATTGCAAGAAAGTTAAGATATAAAGAAAATACATCCGTATTATCATATTACATTATAAAATCTTTTTTAATATATAAAATAAACCATTTTATTGAATGGTGCGTTGTTCATAATGGATTGTCTATTAGATTTGGAGAAAATGATATTGATCTTAATAAAAATTTAAATGATTATTATGAATTAATTAGAGAACATTATAGTAATAAAAAATATACGGAATGTTTAGAGAACCTGTGTGAATGGTTTAAAAAACAAAAAAAAACAAAACGAAAGGATGATATTGAACTAAAAACAATGCGTATGACGCTTTTCGAAAATATATAAAAAAAGGGTATCCCCCTCTTTTTATATTTTAACAATTATATTTATTTTTTGTTAATTATTTTTTCGTTTATTTTTTTCGTTATTTTTTATTTTTATTTTTAAAACCATGTGCTAAAAGAAAGCTTCCTTTACAGCATTCAATTCCTTTTCTAATCTGTTAATAGTTTCTTGAAGTTCAGCATTTCGAGATTCCAATGCTGTCTTGGATGCTGCTAGTTGATGAACATTAAGCGTTTCGTCTGCTACCGGAATAGGCTTATGGTTAATCTTGAAAGTCATGAACCTACCTCCATCAAAATTCTTAAACTCAAACCCATCATAGTAGCCATAACACCTATATTCACCATTGACATCAATACGCCCACGGATAGCTGCGGTTGTTGTATTATCAAACCATTGATCGAAATGAACATATGCACTACAGGCCTCTCGTTGTGTTCCTGGTATTGTCTTGACGATGAAATCAACCCGAGATACCTTCCCAATCTTAAGATGATCACCAAAGAATTCCACAAATGATTTCTCATCATTCAAGCGAATATCACCATTATCATAAGACAGACCGGTTTGAACAGCAGGTATGTATATACTTGTCCATGCGTTCTCGGAAAGAGCAAGAGGAGTTGTTGATGGGTGAGATCTTTTTGATGGAACAATTTTAAGGTATTTCATTATTTTACCATTATCATAATGGATACCATTTGGAAACCCATTGTCCATAAACCCACCAGAGACAAATCCTTCACGCTCAGCTATGACAATTCCTGAATCTGATGACATTAGCCTGGAAGCAAATGTATTTGCACATTCGCTATCTCCCCATGTATCGATATCAATAAAAGCTGATCGGTATGGCACACCTTCAGATGTATTCATCGCGATAATATTTACAGAGGTAATAGTAATGTTTCCGAGTGCATTTGCCAGAAAATCTGACACATCGTATGTAGTTTGCATCTCCAATGGAAGAGATACAATACGAATAGCACAAACAGTAGAAGGAGCTATAGCAATTGACGACATATTAATAAATATATTTGGCAAGATAAACAAAAGACGTATTATTAAAGCTTATAATTGTTAGTTTTGGTACATTATTTATTTAATTAATATATTTTTCAATTTTTTATAATATTTTCTGGCGAAACATGGCGAAATATATTATAATTATAAAACTATAATATAATTCAAAACATTTATTCATTATTAGACACTAACTCTTTTCTAACTTTCATTAACAATATATCTGGTATATGACCTTTGCTACGTTGAAAATGTAGTAATTTTGCGTTTTGCGTTTCCAATAACATATTTTTCAACTCTAAATTTCCTGAAAATTTTGCATGCAATGCATTCTTACGTTCCATTTCAGATATAGGAACAGTAGCTATTTTATAAAAATCAGGATCAACAGTTATTTTTGAATCTCTAACAACGCGATCCTTTGTTTTTCCACTTTTGCTACCTGCTATGCGTGCAATTTCAATATCCTTTGAAATATCGGTTCCACTTTCTACGGAAAACTTTACGTAAAAATCAGGAAATCCTTTTTTGAATTGTGAAGCCAAGAAATAATGCTCTACTGAATTCCATCTATGACTATCTAAAGTAAAGGGGCTAATCCAAGAATCATCCAATTTCCTTCGCCAATCCTTTATTGATCGCAAAACTTTATATTTAATATTATCCTCCTTTTTTATTTTCTCCCCCGAACCCTTTCCTGGTTTTGGAGTATCACCTGCTTTTGCATGAAATGAAAAAACAGTACTATTATCATATAAATCTCTTGTTAAATATACATCCTCATCTTCTTCGGGTTCTCCTTCGTTTGGATTTAAACCAAGTTTTGTTTTCATATTTCGAAAATCTTGTATTAAATAATATGGACCGGAGTTTTTTTCCAAGCATTTATTAATAATCATTATTTTGATATCATATGGTATTTCTCTAAATTTCAATATATGTTTTTCTTTATACGATACCAATTTATAATGATTTCCAGTATAGCATGCTAATATGTAGTAATCCGGAGAAAAACTACCTGCGTCCTCTAAATCTCGATCATTTAATTGGCCACATTGCATTACCGAATCTACGTCACCTGAATTAAATGCTTGTTCTGATAATAAAATTACTTTAATATTTAATAATTTTTCTATTGTTGAAATTGCCCATGTATCTGCCCAATAATTACGAGTTAACATAAATTCACGGAATTTTTCCAGAGTTGTTATATCAGACATATATTCAAATTCATCCAATAATTCCTTTGCACCTTTTTTTTCAACCTTTAAACGTGATTGTTCTTTTAATATTTTTTTTGCTTGTTGTAATAAATCCTCGCTGTCTTTTTTGCTGTTCGTTCGCTCAATTCTTTTTTTTAATAATGAAATCGTTTTTGCTGAATCCTTTATCTCCTTTTCCTTTTCTTGATACTCCGATAAAATTCCCATATAAATAGATCGTGATTCTATGAATATTTCTTCAGTTGCTTCTTTAGATAATAATGCCCTTAATTTATCAACTGTTGTTTCTTTGCCTATCTGTTTGAATGCATCTCGAATAACTGCGAAAAAACAATCACCTCCACCCTCATTATCAATTGTATCATAATTAGTATTTTTCATTAGTTTCTGTATCCATGTGTTTCTTGGTGCTTCTTTGAAATCTTGTTTAATTTCTTGTGCATCCTGCTTTGTTTCTTCTTTCAATAAAGTCAATGCTTTAGCTTTATTATTAATTGAAAATATTCCATCTACTAATAAATCTTCAGCATCCTTATCTGTTTTTGTTTTTTTATCTTCAGGAATTTTAAAAATATCATCTTCTTCTGTTATTTCATCCAAATCCTCTTTTTCCTTTTCCACTTCCTTATCTTCCACTTCCTTATCTTTTTTTTTATTATTGTCATGATAATCATCTGTATTATTTTTTTGATATTTTTTTATTAATTCATTTATGTATTCCTTGCTGGCATAAATAATTATGTTTTTTTTAGATAAATTTACATCTCCATCCTCGTCAATAATATCTATTAATTTATTACTATCTACCTCGAAAATTCCAATTTTAGCTCTTGGAAAATCATTAATTACTAAATAAATTGGAAAAAACACAACATTGTAACTAGAAAATGTATGACGTTGTTTTCCAAGAGCTATAATAATATCCTTATCAAATATATTATAATCAAATAGGGGGGATGAATAATCTATGTCTTCATCATCTATTTTATTATCTTCTTTATATAATACATCTGAATTCAATTTTGATTTTACCATTATAATTTATAGTGTTATTATTTTTATATTTTTTATTGAAAATTATATCATATGAATAACTATCAATAACAATTTATTAGACCTTAATTTTATCTAATATATCCATAAATTTAAATATTGATCTACTAGATATACTTAAATGCTCCTTTGTCTTAAGTTGTGAAAATCTTTTAATATTGTTTATTATATTTTCCCACTCAACAAATAATTTTAATTCATTTACAGCAAGAGAAATGAATAAGAACAAATTTTCCGTAATTTCTTCTATTTCATAATTCTTGTTCTCAATATCTATATTCTTCAATACAAAGTCTTCCAAATACAATACTATATTAGCTATTTCCGAAATATCTATAACATTCTTTTTCATTAAATTTACTATAAATGTTGTTAATGCCTTGCGTTTATCATTTTGTTTATTATTATCACAAAATAAATCATAATCTGTATTTGGATCTACAAATCTAATATTGATAATATCATCCTTATATTGTTGTAATATTTGATTAATATTTTCATTAAAAATATTAAATTTGTGTATTAATTCTTTATATAAAGTCGCGTATAATTCAGAATAGAACTTATTAGTACTGGCTATTTCAAAAATCGAGTTTGCAATATTATTTATATCTGTCACATCGCTACCATTTTGATTTTTTATAATATTTTCTATGTATTCTATAACAATATCTCTTTGTGTCTCATAGTTCTTATTAGAAATTTTATTCAAACAAATACGTATATCATTTATTGTTTTATCAATTCCCTCTTTTTTTTCCATTACAGTTGGTTTAAATGCCTTCTGTGTCTCCCAAATTTCATTTAAATTGTCATTTTTAGATATATTTCTTTGTTTTTTACTAAAATATCCTTGTTTTTTTTGACGATGTTCTGAAACAGCTACTTCTTTTAAAGTAGTATCCAATGTCGATACCCCCAACTCCAAAACTATTGTTTTAATAATTTCACTAGTAGATTCGGGTAATTTATAGTCGTAACCTGCAAATACAATATCATTATAGTCTTGAATTGAATATCTCATTGTTTCGAATTACTACTATATTATAGTAAAAATTTTTTATATGTTTTATTATGAATATATTAATTATTGCAAAATATACGTAACCAACAACTATAATGATTATAATAATATAACTGGTATAGAAAGTTATTGTTATTAATATTTATTCATTTAATTAGAAATATGGATTTGGAAATGAAAAACGATAAAGATTTATTTACATCACAAGATGATGAGATTGGATTCAATAATATTTCGATTATTGATGAATATCCAATGGTAGAATCATGGGATGCTTATGATATTAAATCCGATTTATTACGAGGAATTTATGCATACGGATTTGAAAATCCTAGCGAAATACAAAAAAAAGCTATTCTGCCAATAATAAACGGTAGAGATATTATTGCACAAGCACAATCCGGTAGTGGAAAAACTGGAACGTTCTCGATTGGAACATTACAAAATATTGATACAACCAGTAATACTACGCAATGTATTATACTTGCTCCAACACATGAACTAGTAAAACAAATAGCAGTAGTTATTACTAGATTGGGTACATTTATTAATGGTTTAAGAGTTAAGGTTATAATTGGTGGAACTTCAATACAAGAGGATGCTGCGGATATTAAAGAAAATGCTCCTCATATTATTGTTGGATGTACAGGTAGAGTATATGATATGATTATCCGAAAATTTTTACGTGTTTCGAATATTAAAATGTTAGTATTGGATGAAGCTGATGAGATGTTATCAAAGGGATTTAAAGATCAAATATACAATATTATTCAATGCTTTAAAAAAGACGTACAATTTGTTTTGTTTAGTGCTACTATGCCCGAAGATATTTTAAAAATGATAAACCAGAGTATGAAAAATCCGGTTAAAATAACAATGAAGAAGGAACAACTGAATCTGGAATGTATTCAGCAATATTTTGTTGCACTTCATGATGATAAAAACAAATATGATACATTAAAAGACTTGTTCTCAATAATAAGCGTTAATCAATGCATTATTTATTGCAATAATGTAAAGCGTGTTATTGATTTGCAAAATGCAATGATAAATGATGGTTACTCCGTTTGTTCTATACATAGTTCGATGGATAAATTAGAAAGAGAACAAGTATTTGCAAATTTTAGAACAGGATCTGCCAGGGTTCTCATTTCATCAAATATAACTGCTCGAGGAATTGATATTCAGCAGGTTAGCACAGTGATTAATTTTGATATTCCGAAATGTGTTCATACTTATTTACATAGAATTGGTCGAAGTGGTAGATGGGGTAGAAAGGGATTAGCAATTAATTTTGTTACCAAAAAGGATATATATTTAATGCGAAAAATAGAAAATTACTATAGTATTAATATCAATGAATTACCAAATAATATAAAATAATCAAGATTAGGTGAACTATGGTTACACTAATTTTGCGTTTAAAATATTTAGATATAATAACTAAATATTTTAAGAAATGATATTTGATATACAATCATGTATATTAAAAAACATTTGCAATATTAATTCGAAAATAGATGAAAATACGAATAATTACAAGGTTGAAAAACCACCGATAACAATAGATTCAAATTTCAAATTACCCCTTACTTATTTAGAACCTTCGGACATATTTACATTATCCGATATTGTATCTAATGATCTAGAATTAGCACACTCAATAAATGGTTCCAATACTATGTATGATTATCTATTTCAACCAAAGCATATTTTTGCGAAAAATATGATTCTACAATGGAAAAAACAATATACTAATAATAAGGGATATTTGCTAGATACCCAACAGGTAATAAAAAATGTATCAAATTACAAACAAAGTATGGCAAATTTTTCAAATTATAATCTAAATTGCGATAAAATAATTACTATTTGGGAAGATCTAAAAGTAGATAATGATTTTTTAGATAGATATGGATTTATTGATTGGCAAATGTTTGCACAATTTAATGAATCTTCCTTTTTTCTTCAAGCATTGGCATTAATGAATACAATATCACCAGCAATAACATTAATTATGCCAATATTTTTTCTACTTTTCCCTTTTCTTATTATAAAAATTCAAGGAATCCCTATTACATTTGATGTTTATATGTCAGTTTTAAAAGAAATTGCAAAAAATCATTTTATTGGAAGGGCACTTCTTACAATGAATAATTTAAGTTGGGATAAAGTTATTTATCTAATAATTACCTTTGGTTTATATCTAATGCAAGTATATCAAAACATTCATCAATGTCAGGTTTTTTATAACAATATTGCGAAAATAAATGGAAATTTAATAGAAATACGCGATTTTGTAAATTACTCAATTAGTAGCATGGAATGCTTTTTATTAATTACGAAAAATATTCCTTCCTATGAAAAAATAACTATGGACATTAGAGAACATTGCGATAATCTTAAAAGGTTATATTCTGAAATATATTTTATTCAAAAATTCGAGAACTCTTTAAATAAATACACTGAGATTGGTTATATGTTAAAATGTTATTATCGATTACATTCGCGAAAAGACTACGAAGATTGTTTAAGATATGCTGTGGGGTTTGAAGGATATATTAATAATTTATTAGGTATTCATGAGAACATTACTGATGGCAAAATATCATTTTCTGAATTTGACTCTACTGAAAATTGTGAGATGGAAGAACAGTATTATCCACCATTAATGAGTGAAACCCATATTAAAAACAACAGCAATTTTAAGAAAAATATGATTATATCCTCTCCAAATAAATCAGGAAAAACAACAATATTAAAAACAATTACAATCAATATAATATTTACACAACAGGTTGGATGCGGATTCTATAAGTCTGCCAAAATAAATCCATATACACATATTCATTCTTACTTAAATATACCAGATACATCAGAACGTGATAGCTTATTTCAAGCAGAATCTAGACGTTGTAAGGAGATTATTAATACTATTAAACAATACAATGATCCTATAAAATTTAGGCATTTCTGTATTTTTGATGAATTGTATTCTGGTACAAATCCTGAAGAAGCATCAAAAGCTGGATATGCATTTTTAAAATATCTTAATCAATTTGAGAACGTAAACTATATTTTAACAACACATTATGTATCTATATGTAAAAAATTCAATAAATCTGAAAAAGTGCAAAATTATAAAATGGATGTTAATATTTTAGATGATGGAACATTTGATTATACTTATAAATTAAAAAAAGGTATTTCCAAAATAAAGGGTGGGATTCGAGTATTAAAAGATATGGATTATCCTGATGAAATTATTAAAACGATGGAAAAATAAAATACGAATAGAGATTAAAGGGTGTAAAAATATATAAAAAATATATAGTTGTTTTATAAATAATGGAATTAATAGCATCTACCAAATTAATTCTAGGAACTTTTTCAGCATCTACATTTACAGCATATCTAATATGCAACCAATATAATATCCCTTTTTTTAATCCAAAGCACAACAGATATCAATTTTACTATAATTTACGACAGGTATCATTATCAACATCATTTACTCTTTTACAAGCTATACTTATTTCCTCTTTTTTTATAAAGTTTTTTATAGATAAACACCCACATTCAATAATGCAAAGCACTACTAATCTAATTAAATATTCTGTTTTCGCTGAATTACTTTATTATATTTATCACAGAACAGTTCATAAAAAGCAATATTATAAACAAATACATTCTATGCATCATGAAAACGTGGAAGTTTACCCAATAGATACTTTTTATATGACCAATTTAGATTCCTTTTTTTTAGTAGGGTCTCTAGGAGCACCCGTTTTATTTTTAAATTTAAATTATTATGAATTAGCATTTAGCACATATGTTTATATTACTGCTGCATATTTGGAACATTCTCGACACTGTATTATATCGCATCATGATACTCATCATAAATTAATATTTTGCAACTATTGCATATTAAACCCTATATTTGATATTATATTCAGAACATATAGATAAAATATATAAATGGAAATTATGTATATATTTTATTAAAATGAATATTATTCAAACATGGAAAACTAATGAAATACCATCACACTACGTTGGGTTTATTGAAAAATTAAGAGCCCTTAATCCGCATTGTGTTTTTTTGTTTTTTACAGATAAGACCATTGTTGAATTTATTAAATCAAACATGCCGGAATATTATGAAACATTTATTAATTTTAAATATAAAATTCAACAGTTGGATTTCTTTCGATATTTAGCTATTTATTATTACGGTGGCGTTTATTTAGATATGGATATGGATATGAATCTTAATTTTGATGATTTAGATTGTTCTGTTTGTCAGTTTCCTATTGAAGTTAAAAACAATGATGACTCTATTTTATTAGGAAACTATGCGTTCTATGCCCCAAAGGGGCATCCTTTTATTAAACATATTATAGATAGCATTGTTATTCCTCCTATTTCTGATAGCGAAATCAAATTTGCTCAAGATAATCATACCGATGATAAAGAACATGTTTATGTATATTATACAACGGGTCCTGAATTAGTAACTCGTGCTTATTTGAATTATCAAGACCGAGGAAATGTTAGATTGCTATCACCTGATCCTTTTCAAAAAGACTGTTTTGGTAAATATGGACGACATTGTTCATACGGGGCATGGAAACATCCTAATTCTGACCAAAAACCACTAGGGTAGGGGAACCCAATAGGGGAACCCATGGTTCCCCTATGACCCCTCCTTTAATAAATATTGATATAGAGAAATAATAGCGATTATCCTTTACACATTTTAATCTCTATTTGTGCATAAATATATTTATGCAAGAATAGGATATGGGCCTAACGAAGATTTGTATCCAATTGTGTACAAATCCTCGGATAGACCTTTACATTTCTAATGCCGCTTTATATCTTTTCAATTTATACTCTTTTATTTCATTTTAATAGTTTTTGATTTCGGTTTTTTCTTTATTTGTGTTGGTTTTTTCTTTATTTGTTTTGTATTTTTTATATTTTTCCGTTTATATTTTTTTTTATATGTCATTTTTTTTCCACCGGCTAATTTACCATTATCACGATAATAGCGATAATTTGAGTCATTACGTATTATTTTAAAACATTTATATGCGTTTGTTTCTTCCACGCAATTCCAACGCATTTTATCTTTAAAATTATTCAAACCTAAATATTTATTATGATCATAATAAGATTTTTTACGCTCATTAATCAGTCTTAAGTGTTCACCTAAATTTTCATCTTGTTCACCCACTTGATGTTTCATAACAATACAATAACCTCCTAGACTAATTACTTCTGGCATTGGCGGTGGTTTAAGTAAAGTCCAAACAATTCTTTCTGGTATATACATAGCTCCCCAATCTGATTTAATGATATCAATAGACTCTTCAAATAAGCTTGAAAAATTTGTTAATTCACTTATATTTCCAAGATCAATCAAACATAGTATGATTTGTAGTTCTTGATGTTGTTTCAAATATTCCAGATTTTTACTAAAATTCCCGGTTCCATTATTTCCTAAACAACAAAAAATATTCCATCCACCTTGTTCTGGTTCAGACAATTGTAAATTTAGAATTGATCCTTTAGACATTTCATCACCGGAATATAAAAGCATTCTACGAGACACGATTGAAGGAAAAAAATCAGGTAATAACGGATTTCCTATAGCAAAATTCATTATTCTAGTGTCTTGATTTAATGATAATAATAAAGGATCACTTGTTCTCCAATCTGAGCTCATATAAATAAATGGACAAAATAATCAAATAATAAAATAATAAAAAATATAACAATTATTTATAAATTAATAATGGTTGAATATATATATTATTCTGGCGTTGGTGCAAAAAAAAGTGGAAAACATACCGTAAACGAATTTTTAAAAATAATGAATAAAAATTATAATATAGCATGTTCTGAATTCTTACCTGATTTAGATTATAAACCATGTAATGAATATAAAGAAATGAACCGTAAAGCTATGGAATATAATATAAAACATAACAAACCAATATTTCAATATAATAGGAGTAAAAAAAATGAAAAAAAATATAAAAAATTACTAGACAAATGTAATAAATATAAAAAAACAGCAAAAAAAAGAAAATGTAATTTAGACGAATATATAAAATTTAGTGGTGCCGTAAAAAAACTTTAGGCATTAGAAATGTTAATCTCTATTCGTGCATAAATGTATTTATGCACGAAAAGGATATGTGTCTATCCTGTCTTTTGTATCAGAAAAGAATGTATGTATACAAAAACACGGATAGGCCTTAAAAGATGTAATAAATATTGAAATAGAGAAAAATTGGCGGTTTTCCAACTAAGGGGGGGGGGGGGGGAAAGGGGGAACAAGGGGTCCCCTAAA